TGATGGGCTATATGGCTAGCACGGGGGAGCAGCAGCACGTGGACTACTACAAGGCGACCATGGTGTTGCTCTGCGAGGTGCATCTCTGCTATGCGGCGATGATGAGGACTGCGCTGGTGTCAATACTCAGTGGCATATACAGAGGTGAGATGTTCACGGTGGAGGCTGTTGCTAAGGGCAGCGTCAAGAAGGATGCCTACGCTCGCTACTTCTCCCCGATGTGGGATGCCTACCACCTAGCCCACCCCCAGACCCCGACGTGGGCTAAACCCCTCTGCTAGCAGAGGTCTGGCGATTTGCTTGACATACACAGCATATTGTGGTATACTATATGTGTAGTAGGAGTTCGTTCGTAAGTTGGCAGCAAGACGTTCCGTCGTATAACAATGTTATGGGGTTAGGATTGAAACAACGATTTCATTCTTAGCTTATACCTACTTTAATAGGAGTTAGAAATGGCTGAAGTTACTTTCGGTAAGACAATCACGTTGGCGCAAGCAGCAAAGATCATTCTGTCCACACCAATGAACCGTTACTTGTTGGAGGGCGAGCCGGGGATTGGTAAGTCCTCTCTGATTAAGACACTAGCAGCAGCACTGCCCAACCACAGCACGGCCTACATCGACGTGCCTAACATGGACTTGGGTGACATCGCCATGCCGGTGATCGACCATGAGACCAAGACCACTAAGTATTACCCCAACAGTCGGTTCCAACTGCACATGGGCAAGCCCGTCATAACAATGTTAGATGAGTATACGAAGGGTGTCGAGCCTATCAAGAACATGCTGCACCCCATGCTTGAGTCGGTGAACCCCCGCTTGGGTGATATCTCTGTGCATGAGCAGAGCATCACGTTCCTAACCGGCAACCTGAGTTCGGACGGGGTAGGCGACAGCCTGAAGGCCCATAGTCGCAATCGCATTATCTCGCTACGTGTAAGAAAGCCCGATGCAGATGAGTGGTTGGGTTGGGCGCTCAACAACGACATAGCCCCTGAGATATGTGCATGGGTCAAGCAATTCCCTCACGCCATGGCAAGCTACACCGATGGCAACCAAGACAGCAACGAGTTCATCTACAACCCCAAGAAGATGCAGATAGCGTTCGTATCGCCTCGGTCGTTGGAGCGGGTGAGTAACATCGTGAAGGTGCGCTCGCAGTTGGATGCGGACAGCCTGATAGCGGCAATGAGTGGTGCCGTGGGTGAGGCAGCGAGCCGTGCGATGCAAGCCTACATCGAGTTCTCCGATCAGTTGCCGACATGGGAGTCGGTGATAGCCAGCCCTAGTACTGCGTCTGTGCCTGATAGCGCAGGGGCATGTGCCATCGTGGTGTTCGGTGCCATCAGCAAGGTGGATAAGTCCACAATCAATGCGTTCATGGACTACATCGAGCGGTTCAATGCGGAGTGGCAAGCATGCTTCGCTATCAACATAGCCAAGACCCCGAGCAAGCAAGCAGTTGCGTTCAGCAGTAAGAAGTTCGCTGACTGGGTGCAACGCAACGAAGACCTATTGTAGAAGCACGAAGCAACTTTAACCAAGGAGAGATAACAATGTTATCTGTAGCCAAGCAGGTAGTAGTAGAGAAGGACAAGGAAGAACGTCGGCTAAGCAAGGTGAAGATAAGCATCATGCGCAATCCGAAGTTTGCGTTGTGGTCGGGGATGATGACCATCGGTAAGACCTACGTGAAGGATGGGTTCCCTACCGCGATGACCAACGGGCGTGATGAGACATACGGGCGGGAGTTTATCAAGTCCTTGGATGACAAGGAGTTGGCGTTCGTGGTGCTGCACGAGACATTACACAAAGCCTACCGGCACATGCACACGTGGCGTAAGTTGTGGGAGGAAAACCCGCAGCTAGCTAACATGGCTTGCGACTACGTCATTAATTTTGAGTTGGTCGAGATGGACAAGCGTAACGATGTTATCGCCATGCCGGTGAAGGGCGGCAAGGCTATCGGACTGGTGGATGCGCGGTTCGCTGGCATGAACAGCAAGCAGGTATTCGACATACTGAAGAAGGAGAAAGAGGAAGGTGGCAACGGGCAAGGTGAGGGTGAGGGTGAGGGCGGCGTAGACAAGCATGACTGGGATGGTGCGAAAGAGTTGACCGGCAAGGAGAAGAAGGAGCTAGAGCGAGATATCGACTCCGGTATCAGGCAAGGTCTACTCGCACAGCAGAAGGTGGGTAAAGGTGCGGGTGGCATGAGCCGTGAGTTGGGGGAGTTGCTAGCACCACAAGTCAACTGGCGTGAAGCTCTGCGTGAGTTCGTTAAGTCTACTGTGCGAGGGGGTGATACGTCCTCATGGCGCAGGGTCAACCGGCGGTTCCTGCATACGGGCATCTATATGCCTACGCTGATAAGCGAGAGGGTAGGGCATCTGGTGGTTGGCATAGACACGTCGGGTTCTATCGGGGGGCAGCAGTTGAACGACTTCCTGTCAGAGTTGCAAGGCATAGCCAAGGACGTGAAGCCCGAGAAGGTGGACTTGTTGTATTGGGATGGCGTAGTAGCAGGACATGAGGAATACAGCACGAGCGACCTCGATAACATTGTTATGTCAACCCAACCCAAGGGCGGTGGCGGCACAGACCCAACGTGCATGATCGGCTACATGAAGGAGAAGAACATACAGCCCGATGCAATCATTGTGCTGACCGATGGATATATTGGCTCGTGGGGGGTGGAGTGGAATGCGCCGATTCTTTGGGTGGTTATTGATAACGATGTTATCGCGCCGGTTGGTAAGACCATCCACATTAAGGGGGCTTAACATGAGCAGGCTATGCGTGACCATAGGCTACAAGAGGTATGTGATGAAAATAGAGGATGCTGTTCAGTTCACGGAGTTGTTGAGTAACGCCGAGTTGTATGAGGAAGTACACCATAAGGAAGCAGAGGGTGGCCCCACTCACCACGTATACGACCTTGGTATGGCAGAGGGATTCTCGATGCACATAATTTCAGAGTCTCTGTATCAGATGGCTAAACTTGCAGGTAAACCAAATCTTAGGAGATAGATATGTCTATTACGTCTAGTGCGGTATTGGTAGAGTTAAACATAAGTGTGTGGACAGCCAACAAGTTTGATAAGGGCGCAACCGAGAGAGTGCTTATCAATAACTCAGCAAGCACGGGCAGTGCGAGGGTGCAGAAGAACCTGATGGCAGGTAACAACAAGCGCAAGGCTATCGCGGACTACGCAGCGGGGTCACGGCTGTATCACAACCAGAAGACCTTGTCATGGTCGGACAAGGGAGTGCGGCTGTTGCCCACTTCGCTATTCATGGACTACAAGCATACTATGAACGTGCATCGCGCCAACATGGAGGCCATGTGTCAGGACTTGTACGCCAGCTACGTAGACCTGATAGACCTAGCAAAGCACCATATGGGCAATCTGTTCGACGCCGAGGACTACCCCTCGTTGGATGAGTTGAAGGCCAAGTTCGGGTTCCGCTTGGTGTTCAGTCCGTTGCCCGAGTCGGGCGACTTCCGGTTGGACATACCGCAGCAAGACATGCAAGAGCTAGCAAAGCAGTACGAGGACAGCTACAACGGACGGCTAGCGGACGCTATGCGTGAGCCGTGGGATAAGTTGCATGCCATGCTTACCGCCATGTCGGAGAAGTTGACCGATGTGCAGGGGGACGAGGAGACTAAGCGGCGCTACCACGACACCTTCGTTAGCAACGCGCAGAACATGTGCAGCATGCTGACCCACTTGAACCTAACAAAAGACCCACAGTTGGAGGAAGCACGGCGTGCCCTTGAGATAACAATGTTAGGCGTAGACATCGACGGTATTAAAGAGAGTGCTGAGATGCGCAGCACGGTGAAGAACAAGGTAGATGAAATCCTTAAACGCTTTGATTGGTAGGAGTAGACATGACATACAATAACATACACTTTGATAAGAAGCTCATAGGGGAGAATACGAGTGCGATTATAGCCCCGTTCCTTGAGCCGCTGATTCACCAACTAGCACTAGCCCACCCACAATGGATATTTACTGGTAGGAATTACAAACGCGCACACCCTAACCCTACGAACCTTTACTGCGCTCAATCCTTTCAGATATCGGAGAAGCGTGAGCCTCTAGGTAGTATCGAACTAGGGGTGCATGGGGGTAGAAGCTCTTTCTTCATATGCAATGAGCGGATAAAGACTTCGCGGAAACGGGGGGATACTAATAAGACTTCGGATATTAAGAAAGCCATAAAGATCATATCCAAGTTCGTTGGTCTACCAAGCACAGACGAGATGCTAGGGAGGGCGATACAAGAGACTAAAATTGCAGTCAACAACGTACACTCACGTAAAGAGCAGGGTTACGCAGTGCTTTATTCTAGGCTACGAAACAACGCTACTGAGTTCCTACTACAGCAATGGGAGGAGTTCTCTAAGACTATACCTGCGGAGTCTATAGTGTTCCCTGACAAGTATAAGGAATACTGTGTAGCTGAAAAGGTGAAGGCAGCGTATGAGGGTAACAAAGCATACCTCATATGGATAAACGGAATAGACTATGCTATTAGACACGGCATAGATGGTGTCACTTTCTCCTCCAGTGAGAACCTTCCCGACTTCATGCGTAGAAGGATAGGCATGCTAAAGCTGGTGGAGGACAGTCAGATCATCGACGGTGTTGGACTTAGAGTAAATGCCCGCACCTTCTTGATATTACCCGAAGCATAACAATGTTATACCAAGGAGCAACCATGAACGAAACAGAGGTAGCCGCAACAAAGAAGCGTGGTAGAGGTAAGGGTAAGAGACTAGCCCTCGCATTTACCAGTATCAGGTTAGAGCCGTTCGTAATGAAGTTCTTCAAAGAAAATTATCCCAAACACGGGCAAGCCAAGATGCGGGAAGTTCTGAGAAGTTTTGTAGATCAACAATCTAAGGAGCAAGACCATGAAGAAGCTAAACAAAGCACAGAAGATTGAGAAGATGTTGTCGGCGGGCGCGACTGTTGCCGAGGTAGTAGAGAAGTTGAAGGTAGTTAAGAGTTACGTCTACTTAGTTAAGCAGAAGATGAAACCTACCCACGTAAAGATAGCTAATAAGCTAGGTATTCCAATGGGGGCTTACGCGAGGGAATTGGTTACGGCAGGGAGTGCGAAGATCGCCCCCGCTACCGCTGCATGGCTAGAGAGGAACCCATGGTTCGGTACGGACGAAAACATAGATAAGACCGGCGCTGCTTTGGTGGCGCATGAGAAGGTGCTACGTAGCGGGGTTGCCATTGACAGCGATAAGTATTACGCTAGGATTGACGCGCAGATGCGGAAGTATGACAAGGAATTGGACAAGGAATTGGACAAGGAATTGGATATTACGGCTGTAGGCACAGAGTTAGGTGGCCTTGTGCTGACCTCACCGGAGAAGGGTAAGTATAGGTGGGTGCGTAAAGACCCTGTAGATACTCCCGATATGGTAAACCACCCGCCGCATTACAAGGTAGGTGGCATAGAGGTAATAGACTTTATCGAAGCCAAACAGTTGGGGTATAACCTAGGCAACGTGGTGAAGTATGTGAGCCGCTCCGGTAGGAAGGGCACCGATGCGATTCAGGATTTGCAGAAGGCGCGATGGTATTTGGAACGGGCTATTCAACGCGCAGAATAATACAGAGGGCAGTCTATCGACGCGTATGGTTTTAGCCTTGTAGATGTGACCCCATACGATCTTACCGGTGACCCTCAACGCACTTCGTAGCTGGTAAGCCTCCACAACCTGACGGGCGGC